AAAACCTTCTTTACTTATTAATTTTAAATCTCTTGCATACTCAAGTAATTGTCTATTATAAATATCAATTTCTTTTGCAATAGGATCGTACTTGTTTTTTAAAATTTTTATTGTTTCTTTAGCTGCTTTTGAATCGTAAGGATGTTTAAAACCCCTTGCATCATATTCTAATGCTCTTCTTGAAATAAGATAAGCATTAAGTTCTGCATATTGTTTTTTAAGACCTTGTTCATTTAATTTTTTATTACCTTCAAATTTTAATGGTTCTAATATTTTTTCTAAAGGTTTACCTTTGTTTTCAAGATTAATTGTTTGCGTGGCTCTATTAATAAAAGAACCAGCTCTATTTGTCATGCCAACTAATACTCTAAATTGCTCATAAACATTTAATTTTCCTTTAGTATTTTTAGTATCTTCAACTCTTCTAACCATTCTTAATACAGGATGTAGTCTATCTACAAATAATTTTGTTAAAGTATTTTTAATTTCTGTTTTTTCTTTTGGTTTTTCAAATTTTGTTTTGGATAATATTAATTTTACAGAATCAGCAAAATCTAAACCTTCTAAAAATTTTTCATCTAATTTTATTTTTTTGCCAGTAATATCTTCAACTGTTTTTTTAATAGCTCTAGGTATTTCTAAATTTTTACTTGCTAAATCTTGTTTAACAGATTTATCTAATTTATAGTCAGCAGCTAAATCTACAGCATCATAATTAGTTTTTTTAATTATTTTTGGTATTTTTTTAGCTCCTTTTTCTCCTAAACCAAATGCACCAAATAAAATAACAGAATCTATTAATTGATCTTTACTTGGTAATTCTCTTTCTATTAAAGCACCAGATCCTTCAAAACCTGCAACCCTACCTATTAATTGAGGTAAAAATTTATTACTTATTCCACCAAGTTTAGCAGCAGCAGTAAGTTGTACTCCTTCTTTTAATCCTGCTTTTATTCCTTCGTTTCTAAATATTTCCCAGAAGTTATTCCAATTTGCTACTTGACCTTTTTCTCTCATTTCTAGATATGTTTCTCTAATACTACCAACAACAAGTCCAGATGTAAAAACACTTGCATTAGGTGAACGAGTGGCAAATAAACTTGCTCCACCAGTTGTTAAATATAAAGGTAAATCTTTTGCTATTCTTGCAGCATTAGTTAAATTTCTTTCAAGAAATCCTGTATCTTGAAAATCAACATTGAAATATTTTCCATCTTCTTTTGTACCATCTATATTAGGTATACCATGAGCTTCTTGAACTAAATCTATAACTCCAGTATTCCAACCAGCTTTAATTCTTTCACCAACATTATCTAATTTTTTTCCAACAGCAGATTCTAATAAAGATGTATCATCTGGATTTTCTTTTTGTATTTCTTCTATATCATCATAATCTTTAATTCTATTTATTCCTATATCTTTGTTATATATTTTTTGTATTGCTTTTGTATCGATAGGTTCAAAACCAAAATCTTTAGCAATTTCTTCAGAAGTGAAACCACCTTGTTTTAGTTGTTCTACTTTTTCTTGTTTCCAATTATCTATTTCAACTTTACTAAAACCACCTTGTTCTAGTTTTTGTACTTGTATTTGTAAATTTGACATTATTATTCACTAATTCTTTTTAAATATTCTGAAGGAGTTTCATTTGGAAGTCTTTTTATTTCTTCTTTAATATCAACATTTTCCATCATGTTTTTAAATATTTTATTTTTATCTGTTTGATATTGCATAAAATCTTTACCTATAAAATTTTTATTTTTATAATCTAACAATTCTAATGGAGATTTACCTTCTTCAATTCCAGTAATATACATTGAATACATATCATCTTTAAATCTTTTAAGATCATTATTATAACTTTTAGGATCAAGTATTTTAATTACTTCTGTACTAATAAGATTTTTTGTTTCATCTACAAAACTATGGAATGGTGCAAAAACTTTTTTAAATTGTTGTGGATTTTGATTTTGTTGTAATAGTATATTAGAATAATAAGTCAAATCATCAACATCTGTTTCTTCACCATATCTGTCTACAATAGATTTTGCGTTAGTTTCTCCAGGTAAAATAAATTTATCAGATATATTATTAATTTTATCTAAAGAAATTAAAGCAGATATTTCATTATTAGAATCAAAATTAGATTGAAAAGTTATATTTTGTTCAGCATTATTTATTATTTTTGTATTTAAATCTGTCATTTGATTTATAGCATCTGGATTATTTTTAAATATTTCTTGAATAGCATTTTGATTTATTCCTGTTTTAACATTAGCATTTTTAAGAGCTTCGTTATATAATTCTGCTGTTTCTAATTTTACAGCAGCATCAGATGCTTGAACTTCAAACAATAATTCATTTCTTTTTTCTCTAGCTTTTTTAGTTGTAAAGGTTCTAAATTCTTTTTTTTCTGTTTCTGATAAAGAATTATAAATATTTTTTAAATTTTCATCACCTGCAAAATTTCCAGATATAGTTTCTTTAACCACTTGTTTTAAAGCATTTGGTGGAACTTCACCTAATCCAACTAAAGATATAGCATTAGTTAATGTAGAAAATTTTTGATCTTTAATAACAATATCTGCTTTTTGTGAAAGTTCTAATATATCTTTTGATTCTAAAATATTAAATTTACCTTCTTGTAATTGTTTTTTTAAAAGAGATGGTTGGTTTAGTAACATTTTATTTGCAACAGCAGATGCAGAAAATTGTTGATACTTTTGTTTAACATCATTTTTAAGTTGTGGTTGATCGTTGTAATATGGATTAGAATCTAGTCTCTGATCTATTTCAATATATAATTGATCTAATCCAGAACCATTAGGTAAAGAAGATAATGCAAGAGTTTTTTGTGTTATAAAATCATTATCAATATCAGATGATTCTTTAAATTGAGTTTTTCTTGATTCTAATAAAGCATTAGATTTTAACTGTGCTGCTGATCCATAAAATTTAGATTTAAAAATTTGTTTACCATAACGAGAAAGATTCTGACCTTTAGTGTTAGACATATATTCATAAAGTGAGTTTGTGCCAGAATCGTAAATTGAAGAAGCATCTGATGGATTAGGATTTTTTCCAGTTTCACTAGATAAAGTTAAAAAACCATTTGGACCATTTTCATTGTCTTTATAGGAATCAGAAATTAATTTATCTACTTTATTATTTTCTTCTAAAGTTTTTTCTTTAATATATTCTTGCTCTACATATTTTGAAACAGGTGCTAAAGCAGTACCAATATTTTGAGATAAAGGAATTTGCAGATTAGTAGTAACGCTTGGTCCTTGAGATGTTATTGTTGATTGAGATGTAAATGTAGGTATCTTTGGCATTATTGATTCCTTGATCTATTAGATGATTTAGATCTTATTCTTAAATTACTTTTACTATTGTTTCTAGGGTTTCTATCTTTGTGATCTACATCACGACCCAATATACTAGAACCAAGTTTTTTTTTCATAATTCTTCTTGCAGTATTTCTACCAGCTCTATTCTTTTTTTGTTTTGCTTTAGAGTGATAATTTGCGTATTCTGATTTATAATTTCTCATTATGATGTTACCTTTTGCATACCTAATAAACTTGTGCCAACAGATGTAAGTGTTCCAAGCTGTGCAAGTTTTGATTGTTGTCTAGCAACTTCTCCAGATATTCTAGCAAAGTTAGCTTCTTCAAATTTTCTAGCTTTACCTATTTCAACATTATATCTAGCAATATCTTTTTCAACTTCAGCTTCATATAAATTTGATAATTGTATATTTCTTGCTGTACCAGAAAATTCTGCACCAGATTTTAAAGTTTGAACTACTTGACTTCCTTGTAGTTTTGAAAATTTTTTATCAAATTGAGCAAGTTCTAAATCTAATTTATTATCTAATATTTCTGCTTCTTGTTCTTTTACTAAAGCATTACGATTAGCAACTCCTTGATTGTATTTACCAATAGCACCTTGTTGTTGATATTGTGCTGCTCCTAATGCACCTACTACTGCCATCTGCCAACTCATTAAAATATCCTCGCATATCTGTATTGATGTGAACCATCAAATCCATAGTGTTTCATTAAACCCTCATTCTCCAATCCTAACCACTTTGCAAATCTTATACCTTTATCAAAGTCTGATCTTACAGCAGTTTGAACTCTTTTAATATTATATTTTGTTGCAACCTTTGCAAAATCTTTTTTAATTGCTTTCGCTACTGCAATAGGATGTTGCCAAACATCTTGTGTTGCAATA